ATCATAGCGGCATGGACGCCGCCTTATTAAAGAGTTATATTATGACAGAACAAGATTTAAAATCATTGGCAATTGAAGGTATAAATTCTCATTTAAAAAACATATATTCTTATTTCACAGAAACAACCATAAAAAACACAGAATTAAAATATCAAGTAGAAAAGTTAAAGCAATGGAGAAAAGAATTAAAATGACATTAACAGACAAAGAACGTAAACAACTGCGCCATGAATTATATATGGACGATGGCAAGCCACATTTAATCATGGCCTTGAGCGATGAAGAATTATTGCGGATTGTTGAGAAAAACAGAGCATTCCACAACCCATCACCATTACCAGATGAATACTGGCACTCAATGAATAAGGATTAAGCATGGCGACATTTGCATATACACGTATACATAATGAATTATATATGGTATACTATGACGGAAAACAAATCGGTGAGATTGATAGAGATCACGGTGAGTATTGGCAAATCACTTTTAGAGGTGACAGGATTGAGAATGTATTTATTCAAGATTTACGCCAAGCTAAAACATTTATTGAAAACATGGTGAAAAGGGGGTGGGCTAATGATGACACGCAAGCAGCTGATGGAGTGGCTTAAAACATGCCCTGATAAAGTGTGGTTACATAGCTTTGACAATGTAACACATTATGCTACAATCACATTTCAATACAAAGATGATGAGGTAGAGGATGAGATTCACACCGCCAGAGATTCCGATAACTGAGGACAAAAGACTTGACTATCTACCGCACCTTGTGCGAAGATATACACAGCTAGTCATTGATGCAGATTTTGACGATGACCCAAAGCTAAAACACTATGAGCAAATGCTCAAATATTACAAGTATTTAATTAATGAAGGACATACTTATGAACCAAAATTTTGAAGTAGAATATTTTCACACTGAAGATAAATGGATTAAAGTGGTGTATAATGGAATTGAAGAAGGTAAGATTGCAATGGGCAACACGCGGGGTATGTTACACGACGCAGCTGTAGCACTTGACAATGAAGCTGTAAAGTCTATTATCATCAATGACGCTGATGGTGGACACATTCAATTGAAGGGGTAAACATGATTAAGTCACAACAAGAACTTTTTGAGCAATACATTGACAGCGAAGACTTTGTTAATGATTGCCGACAAATGGCAGAGGATATGCTCACAGACGATGCAAGCCTCATAGAGTCTACATTCGCCGATTATTCGTGGGACGTACTCGACTATTCAAATCTCTTTAAAGAGCCTGACAACTTCTTACAGGACGCGAGAGAGATGTGTATTGACTATTGGTCGGAGTCTGAGCAAGTAATCAAAGAAGTCGTTAATAAATGGCACGAATATGACCAAGAAATGAGGGAGACTTTTCACTAATGAATGAAACACGACAGAACTTTTATATTGCAGTGTTAAATCATCACCTTGAGGAATACCGCAACGGACAGACTGATGCTAACGAATATATGGTACATGTTAATGATATCTATGACAAGGTTGTTGAGGAAGCCGGAGAGGATGACAGCTTGCATGGATTAGTGTATCAGTTAGAACAGCACATGGATTACATCACTGGACAATTAACTTCGGAGAATGAGCATTGAAAACAGCAATAACTTGGGGTATGATGTTGTTAGCTATTCCTTGGTTAATTCCTCTTTTTGTGCCAATGTTGGCAATAAGTTTAGCTTTTTTAGCTATTGACAAATTAAGGTTAAGTGTGATAAGCTAATTAATATATATATATATATTAATAATATATTATATTATTATATATAATATAAATTATTATAAAGGAAAATTATGAACTTTACAATACAAAAAATTGCTAACAGCTACTATTGCCAGAATGACCGTAATGGCTTAGAGATTGTACTCGATGATGAGTTACAGCTTAAAGTTGCAATCAAACGAAACAATGATTCAATCTATGAGTTTTATTCGCCAACCAAAGAAGAAGTTGACGCTTGCGTTGAACTAATCAAGAGCATGGGAGTCTAATGCATGCAAATCAAGAAGTACGTGTTTAAAGTAGCAACAACCTATAATGGTGACTGGTACGAAGAACAGGAGATTGTGCAGTATGAGGAAAGCGAAGCAGCGGCACGATCAAGATTGCAGCCAGAGTTAGAGCGTATCGTTTTGTCAGGACACGCACTAGAGGATGTTAAACTGATTGAAGAGATTGACTTAAATGAGATTCCAGATACAGGAAATGAAGGAGTTGGTTGCTGATCTAGAAATTGCAGAAGGTGAAACAGCACATGTTCACCATTGCAAAGAAGGACACAACAACGACAGACTTTATATCTCAAACAGAGAAGATTGTTATTTGTTCTATTGTCACCATTGTGGAAGCAAGGGTAAATTGGACAAGCATCTTAAACACTACCATAGACATGTAACACCAAAGGCTAAGCCTAAGTATGTGTCAGCTAATCCGCCGGATGACGCTGTTTACAAGACATCACAGTTTCCGGTAAAAGCAATTGCATGGTTGGCAAAAGCTAAACTCAATCTAACTCAAATCGAACAGCAGGGTATGTGGTGGAGTGAGAAGTTACAGCGTGTAGGAATTCCAGTGGTGGCAAATGGCTATCAAGGTTTCATCGCTAGAAACATAGATGCACATGGAGCTAAGTATTTAGTTAAACGGAAAGACGATCAGAAGTTTATCTTTAGACGTAGACCAAAGAAAGACAGTAGGACAGTGGTGATTGTAGAGGATGCTCTTTCTTGTATCAGGTTGAGCTATGCAGGTTATAACGCAGTGGCATTGCAAGGCACATCACTAACTGATACAATGCTCTCTTACTTACTAGATCATTACGACAATTTTATTGTATGGCTTGATGATGACAAGCCAGAAGTTAAGATAAAGCAAGTGAAGCTAAAACAGGAATTAGATTTATTTGGCAAGGTGTCAATGCGTAAGACACCAAATGACCCCAAGGAGTATACAGCAGATGAGCTTAGACTTATTGTCGGTAATGTCTGATCGTAGTAATTACGACAGATTTAGCCGTTTCATTAAACCTAACACTCTACCGAAAGAAGCTAAGACATTGATGGCTGATATTGGTGAGTGGTTTAAAGAACATCCGAACAGCGAATACGTTGATTGGAGTATGTTCGACGAGTGGTTTCGTATTGTTCGTCACAGTAATTACAAAGAGGATCAATTCAAGACATTTGATCGTATCATTGAACGCCTAGATGGTTATGAGCCTACAGAGCTACACGATGCAATCATTCAGAAGTATATTGCACAGGACTATTGCAAGCGTATTGCCGATGTCGCTCTACAGGGAGCCGAAGGCGGGACGATTGACATGTCAGATATATCTACCCTAGTGGATGGATACAATGACGAGTCACAACGCGCCCTAGAGCTTGAGAAGTATATTGTTGGTAATGGTATTAAAGGACTTGTCGAAGAGGTAATGGATCATGGTTATGATTGGCGGCTTGATTGCCTTAATCGCAGCATTGGTAATCTTCGCAAAGGTAAGTTGGTATGCTTCGCTGCGCGTCCCAACACAGGCAAGACGACGTGGCTTGCATCAGAAGCAACATTCATTGCAGGACAGCTACCGGAAGACAAGGATGTAATATGGTTTAACAATGAGGAAGCGGGTGCAGATGTTCGCATGCGTATCTATCAGGCAGCATTGAAGAAGGATGACCAGTGGATTAGAAATAACATTGATGATGTTGAGCGTTTGTATGGTGAAGCTGTGAACGGTGGTATTAACAAGATCAAGGTGATTGATCTAGCTACCCTATCAACTAAGGATGCAGAGGAAATCTTACGCAACTACAATGCGGGCTTGATTATTTTTGACCAGTTATGGAAGGTACATGGTTTTGAGAAGTCACAGAGTGATACAGCTAGACTAGGCAGTATCTTCCAGTGGGCGCGTGAGATTAGTAAACAGTATGCGCCAGTGATTACGGTGCATCAGGTTAAGACAGAAGGAGAGGGTGTGAAGCAACTAGATCAGTCTATGCTTTACATGTCAGGCACAATTGTTCAAGGTGAGGTGGACAGTCTATTGATGATGGGTAGATCACACAGTGACGAAGACAGTAACAAGCGTTACATTCATATTGCTAAGAACAAAGGGGCTTATGGTAATAAGGTGGACAAGAAGCTGAACGAAGCTACATTTGTCACCAACATTCACCCCGACATCGCTACATTTACTTGGATGGGATAAATATGATTTACGAAGCAGGTTCAAAGGTGTTAGTACATTGGGTGGACATCGTTGCTTGGAGTGGTTGGAACCAAGAGCTGATTGATAAGGGTGAGGATGTACCTGCACCATTTACTAGCATAGGATTTTTAGTACGGATTGATGGAGAGAAAGTCACAATCACTGACTGCTATCCTGACATCGGAAACGTTACTGTATTTCCTTTAGGGTGCGTGACATCAATTGAGGAAATTTAATGTTTTTTGAAATTTATCAGATTGTGATTTTGTTAGGCGTGTTCGGATACGGACTACGATATGTATATCGACAGGGGTATTATCAAGCATGTTATGAAGTGGCTAATAAAATCATCATAGTGACAGCAGAGGATGAAGATGAATAGGTTATTGTTTCTCGACACAGAGACAACTATCTACAACACAGGAGATCAGAGCGTTGGAAACTTTAGTGCAAACCCACACCATGCTGATAACCGTATTGTTTATACTGGTTGGGCATTTGATAATCGACAAGTACACTGGCTGAAGGGTGTACCTGACTTCTTTGAGAATCCGCCGCAAGCTTTGATTTGTCAGAACATTGCATTCGACTTGCTGTACTTGTTACATGACAAGCAGTATGGCGATGATTGGCGAGAGTGGACACGCAAAGGATTCATTTGGGATACGATGTTGGCGGAATACCTAATTACAGGACAGGACACAACACGAGGTCATTTGTCATTAGACTACATGTCACAGAAGTATGGCGGCACGTTGAAAGACAGCCGTATGAAAGAATACTGGGAGAACGGTGTGTCTACTGAGGACATTCCAGAAGAAGAAATTGTACCTTACCTGATTGGTGATGTGGAGAACTTACGCATAATCTATAACGCACAGCGTAAAATTGTAGATGAGATGGGAATGTTTGAATTGGTGGTTAGTCAGATGCAAGCTAGACTTGCTACGATTATGATGGAGTATAACGGCATGAGCTTTGACCTGAAGTTAGCACACGAAGAGAAGCTTAAACTAATACCACAGCATGAGGCAGTGACACAAGAGGTCGTGGAACTGATGGCTAGACGTACAGGATGTGATATTAAGGAACTCAATCCAAACTCAACACAACAGCTATCAGCTGTATTGTTCGGAACTGAGTTTAAGGTGAAGCGTGATATGCCTGTAGTAGATGAGGAAGGTAATCCTGTTATTTACAAGTCAGGTAAACGTAAGGGTGAGCAAAAGACAAAGAAACAGGACATCATCATTCAACCTGAAGGTATCTTTCGACATACAAGGAAATTGAATGATCGTGGTATTCATCCTGTAGGTGACGATGTGCTACGTAAACTTGAGCACCCTATCCTTTCAAAGGTTTTAAAGATGCGGGAACTGACTAAACAGATTAGTACGTATTTCGATGGGTATTCTAATCTAGTATGGTCAGACGGATTGATACACGGCAATCTAAACCATTGTCAGACAGCAACAGGTAGATTGAGCAGCAGCAATCCCAATCTACAGAATATTAGTAATAAGGAGAGCGAGGCATGAAGTGCAAAGCATGCGGTGCGACAGTGAATACGTCTCGTTGGATGTATTTTGCAGACGAATCAGAACAG